TTACTTGTCAAAAATGGCTATTGCATCGTGTTTTTTCTGAGTGTATAAATGGCTGTAAGTGCCCATCGTTTCAGTGATTTGAGCATGTCTCATGAGTGACTGTAAAACGAAAATATCTACACCATTATTTGCAAGATAAGATGCATAAGAATGTCTTAACGCGTGAATGTTATAATGGGGGAAAGCTTTTTGAAATTTCTTTTGAACATGACTGTAATGTTTGGGAGCCATTCCTCCGAAAATAAAATAACTACGTTCATCAAAATATTTGTTTAACTCTTTTTCACGTTGATGTCGTTCAGTTAACATTGTATTGATGAATTTAGGTAAAGGAACAATATCCTCTGAACTATCTGTTTTTGGTCTCGGATATATAGTTCTATTAGAGATGTCCATTGTTTTATTTATGGATATCTCTTTTTTATATTTATTGTAGTCTGTCCAAACAAGAGCCATAGCTTCGCCAATCCTTAAACCTGTATAAAACATTAATGTAAATAACTCTCTGTAATCTTGCTCTTCAATGTCTTTGATTCTTTCTTCAAATTCTTCACGCATCATAAACTTAGGTTTTGGCTTTACACGCGGAATAGGTTTAATTGATATTGTTGGATCTGTACGTAATCCAAAGTATTTTTTGGCATAATTAATTACAACTTTAAAACCTGACCAAATTGTACGAGCAGAATTTGTTGATGCTACATTCTCTATTAGATATTTACGAAACTCTTGGCATTGATTTTGCGTTATCTTATTCATTTTTATGTGCCCGAACTTAGCTTTAAAATGTTTATGATATTCATTTTGTTTGCGTCGTTTTGTTTTAGGTCTCAAATCGCTATTTTCTAAGTAGTGATGAAAAACATAATCAAATGTTTTCGAATCACTATATCCTTCGTTTACATCATTCAAAAAAATAGCCTCTGCACTCTTAGCTTCACGCTTAGTTGAAAAACCGCGTTGCATCTTACGTTTGTTATTACCGTATACATCTTTATATCTAATGGAAAAATACCATTTACCTGTATTATCATCCTTATATACTGGCATTTTACTTCTCCCTCCTCAAAATTGGCAAAAAATAATAAGGGTAGGCGGGCTACCCGATAAAAATGTATAAAAAAAGACCAGATGAATTAACATCTGGCCAGCCGGATTGGTTACCGGAAATATGATTTTAAGCCGGATTGGTTACCGGAAATTTATATCTTGATTATAATAGATTAACGATAAAAAGTAAAGATAATTATGATAAAATGTTAGCTTTCATAAAATCTTCTATAATTTTTAAAGTTTCTTCATTGAAAGATATATGGCCAGTTGGATCGTAATCATTAAGTGTGCTTATTCTTTTTTTACTGATAGTGATAACTTGAGATGGAATTGCATAAGTTTGTTTGCCTACAAACCTTTCGTAACGCTCAATTATTTTTGCGAGTTGCATATAATTATTTTCAATCTCATCAAGTTCTTTTTCGATTGCTGAATTTAAGTTTTTTACTTTTGTGGATCTTGCGTGCATTTCTTTTATTCTATCCAAATCGAATCGTAAAGTTTTGTGGTCAGTTTTCATTTTTTCTAAAGCTTTTAGTATTAAATTCTCTTGTAATTTTAAAGAAAATTTGGTGTCTTTTGAAGTAAGTGGAACTATAGTAATTAGCTCATTGCGTTTGTTGTCATTTTTATTTAAAACGACGCAAAAATGATTCCCTGAGAATTCAGAACCAATGTTAACACCAAGTTTAGCGTATACAATAGTACCTCTTGGATACACTTTAAAGTTTTTTTGGTTAGTTAAGGTTGTTTCATTTTTAAAAATTATTGATTTTGTAAAAAGCCAGTCATCCAAATATTTAAATTTGAATTTTCCGCTATTGCAAACCTCTTCAAAGTTATTTACAGCTTTTAATATTTTATCTTTGCTACTTTTTTTGGTGGAATTTCTTTCCATCCCTCATCCTCCTCACGCCACACAAGCGCTATTAATCAATATCCAATAATTGTTGTTTTTTCTTATCGAACTCTTCCTGAGAAATTACTCCGACATCTAATAATTCTTTATATTTTATTAATTCATCAGCAACAGAAAAACTCATTTTTTCAGAATTGGATGGTTTCATAGAACTTTCTCGAATAGAGATTTGTTCTTGTATTGTTTCCGCCATTCTAGATACAGTGTTTTTTGATATGCTTCCTATAGCGATACTTGATGAACCGTGATGTATAATTATTTCGCCAAAAAGAAGTCCTTTTTTATACGAAACAGAATTGATTTTCTCGAATGGAAATTCATGAAATTTCAAACCATATATCATACCTTTATCTAAGAATAACAATCTTAGATCAGTACATACTATTAAGTAGGTATTATTATTGTACAATCCCGAAGTTACATACATTATGTTTTCATTATCTTTTAAAATCATAGGTAGTTCTTTCACTTCTTTTTTTGTACCAAACAAATCCTCTACACCTATTTCGCTAAATCTTTGGTAGATTTTAGATAAGTTTTCGTCAGATTTATTGATTTCACTTTCAAATTTCACTTCTTTTCTAGGTTTACTTTGGTATTCTTTTAAAATTTCTCTTTTGTCTTCAACAGATAGTTGCTTGTATTGTTTCTTTTCTTCTTTTGTTTTAGTTGCTAAATATTGACTCTCAATCATACTTTCTTTGAACGTTAATCTGCTCTTAGGTAATTCTTTCATGTTCATTTCTCCTTTATTTTTTGATTGTTAAATCGTTAGATCATAAGCATATTTAAATTCATTTATAAAATCAGATTTGCTTTCCATTTTCTCTTCTAAAAAACTTAAGTAGTTTTCTGCGTGGTAATTTTCGTTATTTGACATATAGTCGTTTAACCCATTGTGTATATGTCTTCTGATTACTTTTACCGCTATATGGATCGCTTGAAAACTCATTTGATACTTGTACGAAATTTGCTCAATATTAAAGTTGTTTATATATTTGTATCTTATATGTAAAGGAAACAATAAACATGAAGCAAATGAGTTTGCTTCATATTCTTCAGCAATCCTTCTATAATAATCTTTATATGTGAATGTTTTATTTAAATTAACTCCAGTATGTCCCATTATAAAATGACCATATTCATGAGCTAAAGTAAATCTTAGACGATTCATAGGCAGTAAATCGTTATAAACTATAATCGCTTTGTCTCCTTTTCTAATATGAAACGCTTCTTCTGAACCGAAAATAGAAGGTATTTTAAAATATAAAGTGCCAGTATTCTGAGAAAATTCAGAGAAAGTCACTAATTTAATACGTTTATCTTTTGAGATAATTTCAAATATATCTAAAGGAAAAGATAAGTTATATAGACCATTTGTGATCTCGTAAACTGCTTTCGCAGATTTAAAAAAAGATTTTTCATAATTTAATTTCAATTAAAAAGCCCCTTTGTTACTTAGTTAAATCATCCCAATCATCAAACATTGCTTCTAATATAGTCAAAGCTTTTTGCCTTTGTGCCTCCGTCATATTTTCTGTAGCTCGATGCATAATAAGAATATCTTCACTTTTATCTTCTCCGGAGTACTCATCTTTTTCTCTACCTAATAAGTAATCAACTGATACATCGAAGTGATCGGCAATTTTTTGCACCTTATCAATGCCTGGTTTGGTTTTCTCCCATCTTCTGATTTGTCCGTTTGAAAACCCTAAAGTTCTCTCTAATTCAGCAAAAGTCATACCTTTTGAATTGCACAAATTACGGATTCTTTGTACTAGATTCATAAATTTCTCCTATCACAGATTAACTTTTTCGCTATTTTTGTTGACAATTAGCATAAAAGTTAATATACTGTATTTAAGCTTTAAATTTAGCTTACTAAACACATAACAATTATTCGTTGGGGAACGAGTATTCAATACCTTTATGACAGGCATTACGAATTGTTATAGGTTTATTAAACTATGCTTAAATATTAGCATAAAAGTTATTGATGTTCAACAGATAATTTATTTGCTTAGAAAAAATGTTATAGGAGGTGCTAATATGTCGACAACAGATTTCGGCTTGAAAGTGAGAACGGAATTATTAAAACGCAACATGACAAACAAGCAACTTGCGGAAATGCTAGAAATTTCAAGTGCTTACTTATCGGATATTTTACGTGGACGTAGAGATGCTTTTGAACAAAAGAAACGTATTGCGAAAATTTTAGAAATTAAAGAAGAGGTGAAGAGTTAATGAATGAAATTAAAACTTTCAGTAACGACATGTTTTCAATCTTAATCAAACAAGATAATGAAAATAATTTATTCGATTTAGAAACTGTCGCAAAAAGTTTGGGGTTCACTCAGTTTAAAAACGGCAAACAATATATTCGTTGGGAAACTATCAATAAATATTTAGGTAAATATCTTTCCCAAGAAGTTGGGAAAGGCGATTTCATACCAGAACCAATGGTATATAAGTTGGCTTTCAAAGCAGGTAATGCTGTAGCAGAAAAATTTCAAGATTGGTTGGCGATGGAAGTCCTACCAGCTATTCGCAAACACGGTATCTACGCAACAGACAATGTAATTGAACAAACATTAAAAGATCCAGACTACATCATTACAGTGTTGACTGAGTATAAGAAAGAAAAAGAGCAAAACTTACTTTTACAACAAGAAATCGGAGAACTAAAACCCAAAGCAGACTATGTAGATGAAATCTTAAAGTCAACTGGCACATTAGCCACAACTCAAATCGCGGCAGACTACGGTATATCAGCACAAAAGTTAAACAAACTACTACACGAAGCTAGACTACAACGAAAAGTAAATAAACAGTGGGTGCTTTACTCAGAACACATGGGCAAGAGTTACACAGATTCAGACACTATAACAATTGTGCGTTCTGATGGCAGAGAAGACACAGTTTTACAAACTAGATGGACACAAAAAGGTAGATTGAAAATACATGAAATCATGACTGAATTCGGTTATGAAGCTAATTTAGGGGGAGCGTAAATGACACCAGAACAAAAAGAAAAGCTAAACAATATAGTATTAACACTTTATGCAGTTAAAGAAAACAAAAGTCAAACATACACACACAAAGATACTCTTACTGTGACATATGCAGGCGAGATTGAGCACACTTACGAAGTCGACAGAGAGAAACACCTTGAATCAATGATTGAGTGGGCAATTGACCAAATCGAACAGCACTTTGATTTAGACGAAGAAGAATAACACACAATTGAACAAACAACTTAATAGGAGGAATTATCAATGAACACACTATATAAAACAACCCTCCTCATCACAATGACAGTTGTGACGTGGAAGGTTTGGAAGATTGAACGAAATACGAGAAAGCCTGTAATCAATCGAAATGATTTTAGTAAAGAGTCTACAGCAGAAACGATTGAGCGACACAGTGATCCTGATTCAGGAATAAAACTACTTAAGGCGTTTTCCGACTTTACTAAAGAGAACTTTTCCTAATTCTAAGAAGATGAAGTTTCGTTGGTACTCAAGTGACTCATGTAAAGCGGTAGAGTAAATCTTTTCACTGGAAACACCTTCATCAGCATTCTCTGTAAGTTTTTGAAGGTTCTTTTTGAAGTGTTCACTTTGACCACCGTATAGTTCATCAGCTTCATTAACAATTTTATAGTAAAGCTGTTCATATTCACTATATGACATATTATCCACCTCCTTTCACTAGGAGATAACTAAATTATACACAACACAAAAATAAAAAGGAGGAATAGATATGATGAAAAATAGTTTGCAAGCTAAAGAGCTTGCGGTAATTTTATCTGTTTCTAAATCCAAAGCAGGACAAATAATAAGAGAACTGAATAAAGAGCTTGAAGACGAAGGGTACATTGCGATACGAGGCAGAATACCAGTCCAATTAGCTAGGAAAAAATTCCCTTATCACGACTTATCAGACGAGAGAATAATGGAGGAGTTGAAAAAAGAAAATGAGTAACATTTATAAAAGCTATCTATTAGCAGTATTATGCTTCACAGTCTTAGCGATTGTGCTTATGCCATTGTTGTACTTCACTACAGCATGGTCAATTGCGGGATTCGCAAGTATCGCAACATTCATATTTTATAAAGAATACTTTTATGAAGAATAAAAAAACTGCTACTTGCGCCAACAAGTAACAGTATCAAGCACTTAAGAAAAATTTCAAGTTAAATATAAAATGAAAAACGGAGGAAGTCAAGATGTATTACGAAATAGGCGAAATCATACGCAAAAATATTCATGTTAACGGATTCGATTTTAAGCTATTCATTTTAAAAGGTCATATGGGCATATCAATACAAGTTAAAGATATGAACAACGTACCAATTAAACATGCTTATGTCGTAGATGAGAATGACTTAGATATGGCATCAGACTTATTCAACCAAGCAATAGATGAATGGATTGAAGAGAACACAGACGAACAGGACAGACTAATTAACTTAGTCATGAGATGGTAGGAGGTCGCTATGAAGCAGACTGTAACTTATATCATTCGTCATAGGGATATGCCAATTTATATAACTAACAAACCAACCGATAACAATTCAGATATTAGTTACTCCACAAATAGAAATAGAGCTAGGGAGTTTAACGGTATGGAAGAAGCGAGTATCAATATGGATTATCACAAAGCAATCAAGAAAACAGTGACAGAAACTATTGAGTACGAGGAGGTAGAACATGACTGAACAAACATTATTTGAACAGTTGAACAGTAAAAACGTGAATGATCATACAGAACAAAAAAATGGATTAACTTATCTAGCATGGTCATATGCACACCAAGAGCTGAAAAAGATTGACCCAAACTACACAGTAAAAGTACACGAGTTTCCACATCCAGATATTAACACAGAAAATTATTTTGTACCTTATTTGGCTACACCAGAAGGCTATTTTGTACAGGTATCTGTGACTGTGAAAGATAGTACAGAGACTGAGTGGCTTCCAGTATTGGACTTTAGAAATAAATCGCTTGCTAAAGGTAGTGCAACAACTTTCGATATTAACAAAGCGCAAAAACGATGTTTTGTTAAAGCTTCGGCTTTACACGGTTTAGGCTTATATATCTACAACGGCGAGGAACTACCAAGTGCAAGTGACAACGATATTACAGAATTAGAAGAGCGTATCAATCAGTTCGTGAACTTATCTCAAGAAAAAGGGCGAGATGCAACTATCGATAAAACGATGAGATGGCTAAAAATATCTAACATTAATAAATTAAGTCAAAAACAAATCGCAGAAGCACACCAAAAATTAGATGCGGGATTAAAACAATTGGATAGTGAGGAGAAACAATAATGTTAAACAGAGCAGTATTAGTAGGACGCTTAACAAAAGACCCAGAATTAAGAAGCGCGCCAAATGGCGTAAATGTAGGTACATTCACATTGGCAGTAAACAGAACATTCACGAATGCTCAAGGCGAGCGTGAAGCAGATTTTATAAACGTAGTAGTGTTCAAGAAACAAGCTGAAAATGTTAAAAACTACCTTTCTAAAGGGTCGCTGGCAGGTGTAGACGGGCGACTACAAACACGTAGCTACGAAAATAAAGTCGGGCAACGTGTATTTGTGACAGAAGTAGTAGCGGACAGTGTTCAATTCTTAGAACCGAAGAATAACAACCAACAACCAAACAACAATTATCATCAACAAAGACAAACTCAAACTGGTAATAATCCTTTTGATAATACCACTGCGATTACTGATGATGACTTACCGTTCTGATTGGAATGATTAAATGCCGAAAATTACTAGTTATATCACTCAAGACGACGGCACAACAACAGTTGTCATCTCGGATGTTGAATTAGGCAATAAAGAAACATTACTACTTGATAACGGGTTTGATGTAGAAGTAGATGTAAACGTTATAGATCCGTTTCAAATTACCGGCAAGCAACGTCGAAAAATATTCGCGCTTGTCAAAGACATAGAAGAACATACAGGTCAACCAATGGACTATATGAGACATATGTTCATCGAGTTTGTAAGAACGTACTACGGCTATGATGAACGTATTTCGCTAAGTAATTGTACGAGAACACAAGCAAGTCAAATCATTGAAGCAACGCTTGACTGGACGTTCTACAATGACATACCACTTAGCTACAAAACGAGTAATCTACTGAAACAAGATAAATCATTCTTATACTGGTCAACTGTTAACCGCAACTGTGTAATATGCGGAAAGCCTCACGCTGACCTAGCGCATTACGAAGCAGTAGGTAGAGGCATGAACAGAAACAAGATGAATCACTACGACAAACATGTATTAGCGTTATGTCGCGAACATCATAACCAGCAACATGCGATTGGCGTTAAGTCGTTTAATGATAAATACCACTTGCATGACTCGTGGATAAAAGTTGATGAGAGGCTCAATAAAATGCTGAAAGGAGAGAAAAAGGAATGAATAGACTAAGAATAATAAAAATAGCACTCCTAATCGTCATCTTGGCGGAAGAGATTAGAAGCGCTAAAAAAATTAAAAAATTTACCCCTGAGGATTCTAAAGGTTTTCCTGATATAACAAAAGATTCAATAAAAGAACCTAAATAAAAATATTATGGTTGATAAAATCCCATTGTTCTTTTGTTAACCACCCTTGTTTGTTATTGACTATTTCTGTAACAAACAGCTTATCTCCAGAATCGAGATAAGGTTTCAACTTTTCTATCATTTCTGAAGTTGATAAAGAAGAACGGAATAAAAATGAAGATTTCCAATAATTGCAATGACCATTAGAAATTTCCTTTTTTATAACATTTCTCAATTCCTCATATTTTTGTCCGGGTGAGTTTAAATCATATGTTAACATATAAGGTTTTTCCATATTTTATTCACCCCCAATCTAACGCAGTAGCGATAACAAAATTATACCAGAAAGGAGATAACGAAATGGCAACATTTAGAGTTTACAAAGAATCAGGTAACTTTGTCACAGTACACAAAGATTTTATACATGATTCTAATATAAGTTGGAAGGCTAAAGGTATTCTACTTTATTTGTTAAGTCGACCTGATAACTGGCAAATTTACGAAACAGAACTAGAGCAACATTCAACTGATGGACTTAGCGGTTTAAAGAGTGGAATCAAGGAACTGGAAGAAATTGGATACATTCAACGTAGTAGAAAACGTGATAAAAGTGGTAGGTTAAATGGTTATGAGTACTTAGTATATGAGCAACCGCACCACATTCGATTTTCCAACGTTGGAAAAACCGTTAACGGTAAAACCAACAATGGAAAAACCGTTAATGGTAAATCGCATACTACTAATAATAATAGTACTAATAATGATTTAACTAATAATAACAATACTAATAATGAAGGAAGTATATTGTCGGGCAACCCGACGGTGTCTTCCATTCCCTATAAAGAAATTATCGAATACTTAAATAAAAAAGCAGGAAAGCATTTTAAACATAATACAGCTAAAACAAAAGATTTTATTAAAGCAAGATGGAATCAAGATTTTAGGTTGGAGGATTTTAAAAAGGTGATTGATATCAAAACAGCTGAATGGTTAAACACGGATAGCGATAAATACCTTAGACCAGAAACACTTTTTGGCAGTAAATTTGAGGGGTACCTCAATCAAAAAATACAACCAACTGGCACGGATCAATTGGAACGCATGAAGTACGACGAAAGTTATTGGGATTAGGGGGATATTATGAAACCACTATTCAGCGAAAAGATAAACGAAAGCTTGAAAAAATATCAACCTACTCATGTCGAAAAAGGATTGAAATGTGAGAGATGTGGAAGTGAATACGACTTATATAAGTTTGCTCCTACTAAAAAACACCCGAATGGTTACGAGTATAAAGACGGTTGCAAATGTGAAATCTATGAGGAATATAAGCGAAACAAGCAACGGAAGATAAACAACATATTCAATCAATCAAACGTTAATCCGTCTTTAAGAGATGCAACAGTCAAAAACTACAAGCCACAAAATGAAAAACAAGTACACGCTAAACAAACAGCAATAGAGTATGTACAAGGTTTCTCTACAAAAGAACCAAAATCATTAATATTGCAAGGTTCATACGGAACTGGTAAAAGCCACCTAGCATACGCTATCGCAAAAGCAGTCAAAGCTAAAGGTCATACAGTTGCTTTTATGCATATACCAATGTTAATGGATCGTATCAAAGCGACATACAACAAAAACGCAGAAGAAACTACAGACGAGCTAGTCAGATTGCTAAGTGATATTGATTTACTTGTACTAGATGATATGGGTGTAGAAAACACAGAACACACTTTAAATAAACTTTTCAGCATTGTTGATAACAGAGTAGGTAAAAACAATATCTTTACAACAAACTTTAGTGATAAAGAACTAAATCAAAATATGAACTGGCAACGTATCAATTCAAGAATGAAACACAATGCAAGAAAAGTAAGAGTAATCGGAGACGATTTCAGGGAGCGAGATGCATGGTAACCAAAGAATTTTTAAAAACTAAACTTGAGTGTTCAGATATGTACGCTCAGAAACTCATAGACGAGGCACAGGGCGATGAAAATAAGTTATATGACCTATTTATCCGAAAACTTGCAGAACGTCATACACGCCCCGCTATCGTCGAATATTAAGGAGTGTTAAAAAATGCCGAAAGAAAAATATTACTTATACCGAGAAGATGGCACAGAAGATATTAAGGTCATCAAGTATAAAGACAACGTAAATGAAGTTTATTCGCTCTCAGGAGCCCATTTTAGCGACGAAAAGAAAATTATGACTGATAGTGACCTAAAACGATTCAAAGGCGCTCACGGACTTCTATATGAGCAAGAGCTAGGTTTACAAGCAACGATATTTGATATTTAGAGGTGGACGATGAGTAAATACAACGCTAAGAAAGTTGAGTACAAAGGAATTGTATTTGATAGCAAAGTAGAGTGTGAATATTACCAATATTTAGAAAGTAATATGAATGGCACTAACTATGATCGTATCGAAATACAACCGAAATTTGAATTACAACCTAAATTCGGGAAACAAAGATCGATTACGTATATAGCCGATTTCTCTTTGTGGAAGGAAGGGAAACTGGTTGAAGTTATAGACGTTAAAGGTAAGGCGACTGAAGTTGCCAACATCAAAGCGAAGATATTCAGATATCAGTATAGAGATGTGAATTTAACGTGGATATGTAAAGCGCCTAAATACACAGGTCAAGAATGGATGGTATATGAGGACTTAGTGAAAGTCAGACGTAAAAGAAAAAGAGAAATGAAGTGATTTAATGCAACAACAAGCATATATAAACGCAACGATTGATATAAGAATACCTACAGAAGTTGATTATCAGCATTTTGATGATGTGGATGATGAAAAAGATATGCTAGCAAAGCGCTTAGATGACAATCCGGATGAATTACTAAAGTATGACAACATAACAATAAGACATGCATATATAGAGGTGGAATAAATGAGTATCGTAAAGATTAACGGTAAACCATATAAATTTACCGAACATGAAAATGAATTGATAAAAAAGAACGGTTTAACTCCTGGAATGGTTGCAAAAAGAGTACGTGGTGGCTGGGCGTTGTTAGAAGCCTTACATGCACCTTATGGTATGCGCTTAGCTGAGTATAAAGAAATCGTGTTAGCCAGAATTATGCAACGAGAGGCTAGAGAACGTGAAATAGCTAGGCAACGACGTAAAGAGGCTGAGCTACGTAAGAAGAAGCCACATTTGTTTAATGTACCACAGAAACATCCAAGAGGACGTTATGCGTGCTACCTGATGGAAAACGACATATTCGTGAAAGTTAAGAAGTAGATCATGACAGATAACGCACGCAAAGAATACCTAAATCAATTCTTTGGATCTAAGAGATATCTGTATCAGGATAACGAACGAGTGGCACATATTCATGTAGTAAACGGCACTTATTACTTTCATGGGCATATCGTACCAGGTTGGCAAGGCGTGAAAAAGACATTTGATACAGCAGAAGAGCTCGAAACATATATAAAGCAACATGGTTTGGAATACGAGGAGCAGAAGCAACTAACTTTATTTTAGAGGAGATGGAAATGATGAATAACCGCGAACAAATTGAACAATCAATTATCAGTGCTAGTGCCTATAACGGTAATGACACAGAGGGATTACTAAAAGAGGTTGAAGACGTGTATAAGAAAGCGCAAGCGTTTGATGAAATACTTGATGGAATGACAAATGCTATTCAACATTCAGTTAAAGAAGGTGTTGAACTTGATGAAGCAGTAGGGATTATGGCAGGTCAAGTTGTCTATAAATATGAGGAGGAACAGGAAAATGAGTATTAGTGTAGGAGATAAAGTATATAACCATGAAACAAACGAAAGTCTAGAGATTGTGCAATTGGTCGGAGATATTAGAGATACACATTATAAACTGTCCGATGATTCAGTTATTAGCATTATAGATTTTATTACTAAACCAATTTATCTAATTAAGGGGGACGAGTGAGTGGAATGGAAACGATTAAAAAATGTGGTGCCGCACCCAGTTATCAAAAATAAAAACTTAAAGTCGGTATACGTAACAAAAGATAATGTGAAAGAGGTTCAAAAAGAATTAGGTTTCTTTGAAATTTTTAATGAAGAAGTGTTATTAACTGGATTTTTATCATTTCAAAGGATACCTATTTACATTATTTGGATTAATCCTAAATCTCATAAGACGCCTAGATATTACTTTGCTAACGAGCATGAGATTGAAAGATATTTTGAATTTTTGGAGGACGAGTAAATGCTTGAAATCATCGACCAACGTGATGCATTGCTAGAAGAAAAGTATTTAAACGACGACTGGTGGTACGAGTTAGATTATTGGTTGAATAAACGCAAGTCAGAAAGTGAACAGATTGATATTGATAGAGTGCTTAAATTTATTGAGGAATTAAAACGATAGGAGATAACGAATAAATGAATAATTTAACAGTAGATCAATTAAAAGAACTTTTACAAATACAAAAGGAGTTCGACGATAGAATACCGACGCTGAACTTACGAGATAGCAAAATAGCATATGTAGTTGAATTCTTTGAATGGTTTAATACATTGGAAACGTTTAAGAACTGGAAGAAGAAACCAGGTAAGCCGTTAGACGTACAACTTGATGAATTAGCTGACATGTTGGCGTTTGGATTGAGTATTGCTAATCAACAAGCAGATAACATGGAAGAAATTTTGGGTTATTTAGATGACGGAGATTTTAACGACTATATAGAACGAGTTGAAATCGATTTTAACGATAGTGATGTAGTAGATGAATTTATGTCAACTATAGATGAAATGTATGAAAGTCCATATAGTAGCAACTTATTTTTACCGTTTGCATTAGCGAACAACTACTACACTATCGATCAACTCATTGACGCATACAAAAAGAAAATGAAAAGGAACCACGAAAGACAAGATGGAACAGCAGACGCAGGGAAAGGATACGTATAAAGACATATTAGATCGGGTCAAGGAGGTTTTGGGGAAGTGACACAATACTTAGTCACAACATTCAAAGATTCAACAGGACGACCACATGAACATATTACTGTGGCTAGAGATAATCAGACGTTTACAGTTATTGAGGCAGAGAGTAAAGAAAAAGCAAAAGAGAAGTACGAAGTACAAGTTAAAAGAGATGCAGTTATTAAATTAGGTCAGTTGTTTGAAAATATAAGGGAGTGTGGGAAATGATTAAAGAAATACTAAGACTATTATTCTTACTAGCGATGTATGAGCTAGGTAAGTATGTAACTGAGCAAGTATATATTATGATGACGGCTAATGATGATGTAGAGGCGCCGAGTGACTTCGCAAAGTTGAGCGATCAGTCTGATTTGATGAGGGCGGAGGTGTCAGAGTAGATGGACTGGATATTTTTTTATACTAACATTGTTATATTCATTGCATGTGTATATACAATGTATAGACGAATTGAAGTGAGTAAGAAAATTGGTGAATTAAGACGTGATATAAAAGAGAACGAAAAAGCATTGGATAATTATAAAAAAGAAAACAGACCAATCGAATATATCGTCGAGTTAAATGACGGTGTGTACTTTCGAAAAAAACATACAGATGCGTTTGCGCAAAGGACCACATATATTATAACTAATAATATTTTCGAAGCTAAATCATATGACAATTTATTATCAGCTAAAATAGATGCCGAAATTCTAAATGGCCGTGTATTAAAATATAAACCAAATTTAGAGGAGGTTGGGTAGATGATGTGGTTCATCATAGCAATTATATTACTAGTCATCTTATTGTTTGGTGTGATGTTGCAAGCTGAACAGTTAAAAGGTGAAGTGAAAGTTAAAGAGCGAGAGATAGAGATATTAAGAAGTAGATTGAGACATTTTGAAGATTAACGGGGGTTAAACAAATGAGTTTGAGAAAATCAACGCAAAGATACTTGGAAAGCGAATTAAGTAATTACAATTACTTCGATAAAGATATAGCGCGTGTAAGAGATGAAGTTTTAAACCCGTGGAGTCAACAAGATACTAATATCGGTGGAGATAGGGTTCAAAGTAATGTAAGTGTAACCGAAATAAAAGCTATTAGGGTCGTTAACGATAGAAGATTATCACAATTAGCTAGAATGAAGTCGGCTATAGAGGTTGTGTATAATCACAGCACTGTAGAGACTCAAAAACTTATGGAACTTTATTATTTCAAAAAACCTAGAACATTAAATCTAACTGGTGTGGCACAAGAAATAAATGTAAGTAAATCTACCGCTTATGATATGAGGAAAGATATACTAGTTAGGTTAGCAGATGAATTAGGAATAATACATTAAGTTTGGAAAAAGTCTGGAAAAATAACGTCACTTTCGGTGTTAATATGATAGCGTAAGATATTGACTATCTTACTGCGTTTCCCTTATCGCAATTAGGAATAAAGGATCTATGTGGGTTGGCTGATTATAGCCAATCCCTTTTTTAATTTTAAAAAGCGTATAGCGCGAGAGTTGGTGGTAAATGAAATGAACGAAAAACAAAAGAGATTCGCAGATGAATATATAATGAATGGATGTAATGGTAAAAAAGCAGCAATTTCAGCAGGTTATAGTAAGAAAACAGCAGAGTCTTTAGCAAGTCGATTGTTAAGAAATGTTAATGTTTCGGAATATATTAAAGAACGATTAGAACAGATACAAGAAGAGCGTTTAATGAGCATTACAGAAGCTTTAGCGTTATCTGCTTCTATTGCTAGAGGAGAACCTCAAGAGGCTTACAGTAAGAAATATGACCATCTAAACAATGAAGTGGAAAAAGAGGTTACTTACACAATCACACCAACTTTTGAAGAGCGTCAGAGATCTATTGACCACATACTAAAAGTTCACGGTGCGTATATCGATAAAAAAGAAATTACTCAGAAGAATATTGAGATTAATATTGGTGAGTACGATGACGAAAGTTAAATTAAACTTTAACAAACCATCTAATGTTTTCAACAGAAACATATTCGAAATACTAACCAATTACGATAACTTCACTGAAGTACATTACGGTGGAGGTTCGAGCGGTAAGTCTCACGGCGTTATACAAAAAGTTGTTCTCAAAGCTTTGAAAGACTGGAAATATCCTAGACGTATACTGTGGCTTAGAAAAGTACAATCAACAATTAAAGATAGTTTGTTCGAAGATGTCAAAGATTGTTTGATAAACTTCGGTATTTGGGACATGTGCCTTTGGAATAAGACTGATAACAAAGTTGAATTGCCAAACGGCGCAGTTTTTTTGTTTAAAGGATTAGATAACCCAGAGAAAATAAAGTCGATAAAAGGCATATCAGACATAGTCATGGAAGAAGCGTCTGAATTCACACTAAATGATTACACGCAATTAACGTTGCGTTTGAGGGAGCGTAAACACGTGAATAAGCAAATATTTTTGATGTTTAACCCAGTATCTAAACTGAATTGGGTTTATAAGTATTTCTTTGAACATGGTGAACCAATGGAAAATGTCATGATTAGACAATCTAGTTATCGAGATAATAAGTTTCTTGATGAAATGACACGACAAAACTTAGAGTTGTTAGCAAATCGTAATCCAGCATATTACAAAATTTATGCGTTAGGTGAATTTGCTACACTAGACAAATTGGTTTTCCCTAAGTATGAAAAACGTTTAATAAATAAAGATGAGTTAAGGCATTTACCTTCTTATTTTGGATTGGACTTTGGCTACGTTAATGATCCTAGTGCTTTTATACATTCTAAAATAGATGTAAAGAAAAAGAAGTTATACATCATTGAAGAGTATGTTAAACAAGGTATGCTGAATGATGAAATAGCTAATGTCATAAAGCAACTTGGTTATGCTAAAGAAGAAATTACAGCAGATAGTGCAGAACAAAAAAGTATAGCTGAATTAAGGAATCTAGGGCTTAAAAGGATTTTACCAACCAAAAAAGGGAAGGGCTCGGTTGTACAAGGGTTACAATTCTTAATGCAATTTGAAATCATTGTTGATGAACGTTGTTTCAAGACTATTGAAGAGTTTGACAACTACACATGGCAAAAGGACAAAGATACAGGTGAATATACCAATGAACCAGTAGATACATACAATCATTGTATCGATTCGTTGCGTTATTCAGTGGAACGATTCTACAGACCGGTTAGAAAACGCACAAATGTCAGTTCGAAAGTTGACACAATAAAATCTCTAGGATTATAGGAGGGAACAAATGTTAAAAGTAAACGAATTTGAAACAGATACAGATCTACGGGGAAACATAAATTACTTATTTAATGATGAAGCCAATGTTGTTTACACATATGACGGGACGGAATCCGATTTATTACAAAACGTTAATGAAGTAAGTAAATACATTGAACATCACATGGATTACCAACGACCTAGATTGAAAGTGTTAAGTGATTATTACGAAGGTAAAACTAAGAACTTAGTTGAGTTAACACGACGCAAAGAAGAGTACATGGCAGATAACCGTGTAGCGCATGATTACGCATCTTATATTAGCGATTTTATCAACGGCTATTTCTTGGGTAATCCAATTCAATATCAAGATGATGACAAAGATGTATTAGAAGCTATTGAGGCGTTCAATGATTTAAATGATGTTGAGTCACACAATAGATCTTTAGGATTAGATTTGTCAATTTATGGCAAAGCTTATGAGTTAATGATTAGAAACCAAGATGATGAAACGCGTTTATACAAGAGTGATGCAATGAGTACTTTTGTCATATACGACAATACAATTGAACGTAATAGTATCGCAGGAGTTAGATATTTAAGAACTAAACCAATAGACAAGACTGACGAAGATGAAGTGTTTACAGTTGATTTATTTACTTCTCACGGTGTTTATAGATATCTTACCAGTAGAACAAATGGATTGAAGCTCACACCACGTGAAAACGGTTTTGAATCACACTCTTTCGAACGTATGCCTATTACAGAATTTAGCAACAACGAAAGAAGAAAAGGGGATTATGAGAAAGTAATCACTTTAATTGATTTGTATGATAATGCTGAATCAGATACTGCTAACTATATGAGTGATTTAAATGACGCTATGTTACTTATTAAAGGTAATTTAAATTTAGATCCTGTAGAAGTTAGAAAACAAAAGGAAGCTAACGTGTTATTTTTAGAGCCAACCGTTTATGAGAATAGGGATACAGGTATCGAAACAGAAGGTTCAGTTGACGGCGGTTATATTTATAAACAATACGATGTACAAGGTACCGAAGCTTATAAAGACCGTTTGAACAGTGATATACACATGTTTACCAACACGCCTAACATGAAAGATGATAACTTTAGTGGCACTCAATCGGGCGAGGCAATGAAATACAAATTATTTGGATTGGAACAACGTACTAAAACTAAAGAAGGATTGTTTACTAAAGGGTTAAGACGTCGTGCTAAGTTGTTAGAGACAATACTTAAAAATACACGGTCGATTGACGCTAACAAAGATTTCAATACTGTTAGATACGTATACAACAGAAACTTACCTAAATCATTAATCGAAGAATTAAAAGCTTATATTGATTCTGGCGGGAAGATTAGTCAAACAACTTTAATGTCTCTATTCTCGTTCTTCCAAGACCCTGAATTGGAAGTCAAGAAAATAGAAGAAGATGAGAAAGAATCTATTAAAAAAGCTCAAAAAGGTATTTATAAAGACCCTAGAGACATCAATGATGACGAACAAGATGATGATACAAAAGATACTGTTGATAAAAAGGAATGATTGTAATTGCCTAACAAAAACACTCAAGAATATTGGGAAGAACGCGGACGCAAAGCAATCGAGAATGAGTTGAAGCGTGATAAAACTAAAGCTGAAGAAATAGAACGTATATTGAATATGATGATTAAACGCATTGAAAAAGAAATCAATGCGTTTATTGTTAAGTACGGAGATTTTGCAGGCGTTACATTACAAGAAGCACAAAAGATTATTGATGAGTTCGATGTAAAAGCGTTTCAAGAAGAAGCAAAAAGATTGGTCGAAAACAAGGACTTTAGCGATAGAGCAAATGAAGAATTAAAGAAGTATAACACTAAGATGTATGTATCTAGAGAACAGATGTTAAAGATTCAAATAGAATTCTTAATTGCTTATGCAACAGCTCAAACAGAATTATCGATGAGGGAATATTTCGAATCAACAGCTTATCGTGTGTTCAGTGATCAAGCGGGTATTTTAGGTGAAGGTGTACAAGTAGCTAAAGAAGTTATAGATACAATCGTTGATACACAATTTCATGGTGTCGTTTGGTCAGAGCGATTATGGACTAATACTGAAGCGATGAAACAAGAAGTAGAAGAAATAATTGCTAATGTGGTTATTAGAGGTCGACATCCAAATGAATATGTTAAAGATATGCGCAAGCACCTAAACAAATTCGAAGGCACAGCAAGACAAAAGACTGCAGCAATTAAATCATTGCTTTATACGGAATCGGCACGTGTTCACGCACAATCAAGTATTGACAGCATGAAAGAAATTTCACCGGAAGGATATTATATGTATATTGCAAAAATTGATAGTAGAACAACTAAAGTATGCAAGGGGCTTAATGGAGAAATATTCAAAGTTAAAGACGCTAAAATTGGTGTTAATTTCTACCCTATGCATATCAATTGTCGTTCAGATTGTGCATTACTACCTAAATCTATGTGGCCGAAAAAACCAAACAAGAAACGAAAAACAAAATACTTCGGAGGAAAAGTGAAAAGCGATGATTGATTTAAAAGTAAAGGTTTTTAAAGGCAAGTTAGCATTGTATGATAGTAAATTAAGTGTTTGGAGGATATTGGTATGAGCAATACTGACAAATACCTTAGAGACATAGCAAGAGAGTTAAAAGGTATACGTAAAGAGTTACAAAAGCGAAACGAAACAGTCATTATTGATGCAAACTTAGACAGTGTAAGGTCGGCAGTATTAGCCGATAAAGAAAAATCGAAATATAATGAACCTCTCTTTTAATAGCTAGCACTTAATTGTGTTGGCTATTTTTTATGTCCAAACCATGCTTATGACAATAAAAGATGCAAGTGTAACAGCCCGAACCATGTATGGCTTAAAACTAATCAAGAGTAAATAAATGAGGTGTAAAAACTATGGATATCCAAGAAAAGTTAAAACTCAAATTACAGTTTTTTGCTGAAGAATCAGATGAAGATAATGGAGAATTAAAAGATAACAACGATGATGAAGGCAAAGACAAACAAGACACAAAGACTAATTCAGAAGAAGAAATCGAAAAAAGACTACAAGAAGAATATAACAAGCGTCTTAAAGAAGAATTAAGTCGTCGTATGAAGCAGAAAGAAAAAGAGAAACAAGAAGCTGTTGATGAAGCTAAAAGATTGGCAAAAATGAACAAAGATCAAATCGCTGAATATGAACGCGAACAAATGGAAAAAGAGCTGGAGCAATTACGCTCAGAAAAACAATTAAATGAAATGCGTTCAGAAGCAAGGAAAATGTTAAGCGAAGCGGAAGTTGATTCATCAGATGAAGTTGTCAATTTGGTTGTAACAGATACTGCTGAACAAACTAAATTGAATGTTGAAGCTTTTTCTAATGCAGTAAAAAAAGCGGTTAATGAAGCGGTTAAGGTTAACGCTAGACAATCGCCATTGACTGGTGGAGATTCATTTAATCACTCGACTAAAAATAAACCGCAAAACTTAGCTGAAATAGCTAGACAAAAAAGAATTATTAAAAATTAACGGAGGCATTTAAATGGAACAAACACAAAAATTAAAATTAAATTTGCAACATTTTGCAAGTAACAATGTTAAACCACAAGTATTTAACCCTGACAATGTAATGATGCACGAAAAGAAAGATGGCACGTTGTTAGACGACTTTACAACACCTATCTTACAAGAGGTTATGGAAAAATCTAAAATCATGCAATTAGGTAAGTACGAACCAATGGAAGGTACTGAGAAGAAGTTTACTTTTTGGGCTGATAAACCAGGTGCTTACTGGGTAGGTGAAGGTCAAAAAATCGAAACGTCTAAGGCTACTTGGGTTAATGCTACTATGAGAGCGTTTAAATTAGGGGTTATCTTACCTGTAACAAAAGAATTTTTGAATTACACTTATTCACAATTCTTTGAAGAAATGAAGCCTATGATTGCTGAAGCATTCTATAAAAAGTTTGATGAAGCGGGTATTTTGAATCAAGGTAACAATCCATTCGGTAAATCAATTGCACAATCAATTGAAAAAACTAATAAGGTTATTAAAGGTGACTTCACACAAGATAACATTATTGATTTAGAGGCATTACTTGAAGATGACGAATTAGAAGCAAATGCGTTTATCTCAAAAACACAAAACAGAAGCTTGTTACGTAAAATTGTAGATCCTGAAACGAAAGAACGTATTTATGACCGTAACAGTGATACGTTAGATGGTCTACCTGTGGTTAACCTTAAATCAAGCAACTTAAAACGTGGTGAGTTAATCACTGGTGATTTCGATAAGTTGATTTACGGTATCCCTCAATTAATTGAATACAAAATCGATGAAACTGCACAATTATCTACAGTCAAAAATGAAGATGGAACACCTGTAAACTTGTTTGAACAAGACATGGTGGCATTACGTGCAACTATGCATGTAGCATTGCATATCGCTGATGATAAAGCGTTTGCTAAGTTAGTTCCTGCTGATGCAAAACCATCTTCAAATCCAGGAGAAGTTTAATAAATAATTAGGAGTGGTAACATGCCCGAAATCATTGGAATTGTTAAAGTAGATTTTACAGATTTAGAAGATAACAGACATGTCTATATGAAAGGGCATGTCTACCCTCGAAAAGGTTATAATCCTACAGATGAACGTATCAAAGCTTTAGCTAGTGTTGAAAATAAACGCAACGAACAAATGATTTACATTGTAAATGACAAATTAACCAAAAAAGAACTTGTCGAAATAGCAAGTGTTGCTGGCTTACAAGTTGATGAAAAACAAACAAAAGCTGAAATTATCAATGCTTTTGAGTCACTAGAGTAGGTGGTTATATGACTACGCTAGCTGATGTAAAAAAACGTATTGGTCTTAAAGATGAAAAGCAAGATGAACAATTAGAGGAAATTATAAAAAGTTGTGAAAGCCAGTTGTTATCAATGTTACCTATTGAAGTTGAACAAATACCGGAAAGGTTTAGTTACATGATTAAAGAAGTTGCAGTTAAACGCTACAACAGGATTGGTGCTGAAGGTATGACATCAGAAGCGGTTGACGGACGTAGCAATGCGTATGAATTGAACGATTTCAAGGAGTATGAAGCTATTATTGATAATTACTTTAATGCTAGAACGAGAACTAAAAAAGGAAAGGCTGTGTTTTTTTGAGATATGAAGATAGAGCCGTCTTTCAATCAGAACAAGCAGCAACTTACAATCCTAAAACTAGCAAAAAAGAAAACACTCTAATCACTTATGATGCGATACCATGCAATATTAATCCTATTTCTAGAGCAAGAAAGCAACTTGAATTCGGCGATGTAAAAAACGATGTAAGTGTCCTGAGGATAAAAGAATCAATATCTTACCCTGTTAGCCACGTGTTAATTAATGGTATTCGCTACAAGATAATTGATACAAGGATATACAGACACGAAACGTCATATTATATCGAAGAGGTCAATTGATGAATATAGATGGATTAGACGCACTGTTAAACCAATTTCACGATATGAAAACCAACATTGATGATGATGTTGATGATATTTTACAGGAAAACGCCAAAGAATATGTAGTACGAGCTAAATTGAAAGCTAGAGAAGTAATGAATAAGGGTTATTGGACTGGTAATTTATCACGCAATATCAGATATAAAAAAACTGGCGATTTGCAATACACTATCACATCGCATGCAGCTTATAGTGGTTTCTTAGAGTTTGGTACTCGATACATGGAGGCAGAACCTTTTATGTGGCCAGTATATGAGGTAATAAGAAAATCAACTGTAGAAGAATTGAAAGCGTTGTTTGAATAGGAGATAAAAGCATGACACCGAACTTACAACTTTATAATAAAGCGTATGAAACGCTACAAGGATATGGATTCCTTGTTATTTCTCGTAAAGAGATGCAACAAGAGATTCCGTATCCTTTTTTTGTAATAAAAATGCCGGAGTCAAACAGAAGTAAATACACGTTTGATAGTTATTCTGGTGACACGAATTTAGTTATTGATATTTGGAGTGTAAGTGATGATTTAGGACATCATGACGGACTTGTTAAAAGATGTATTGATGATTTAACACCTAGCCTTAAAACAAACGATTATGACTTTGAAGAAGATGATACTAACATCACACAGTTAGTTGATGATACTACCAATCAAGAATTGCTACACACATCAGTAACGATATCTTACAAAACATTTTAAAAAACGGAGGAATATTGAATGGCAAATATGAAAAATAGTAATGATCGTATTATTTTATTTAGAAAAGCTGGCGAAAAAGTAGATGCTACTAAAATGCTTTTTTTAACTGAATACGGCTTATCACATGAAGCTGATACAGATACAGAGGATACAATGGACGGTTCTTATAACACTGGTGGTTCTGTTGAGTCAACAATGTCTGGTACTGCTAAAATGTTTTATGGTGACGATTTTGCAGATGAAATTGAAGATGCAGTTGTAGATCGCGTATTGTATGAAGCTTGGGAAGTTGAAAGTAAAATACCAGGCAAAAATGGGGATGCTACTAAATTTAAAGCGAAATATTTCCAAGGTTTCCACAATAAATTTGAATTAAAAGCAGAAGCTAACGGTATTGATGAATATGAATATGAATATGGAGTGAATGGTCGTTTCCAACGTGGATTTGCAACACTACCTGAGGCTGTAACAAAGAAACTTAAGGCGACTGGATACAGATTCCATGACACTACAAAAGCAGATGCGTTAACTGGCGAAGATTTAACAGCAATTCCACAACCTAAGGTAGATTCATCAACGGTTACACCAGGAGAGGTATAAAAATAGGGCGTTAAGCCCTATTTATTTTGTTTAAATTAATCATGAATGGAGATTTTAAGTTATGAATGTAGAAATTAACGGAAAGTCATTAGAATTAAGTTTTGGTTTTAAATTTTTAAGAGAAATCGATAACCGATTAGGTTTAAAAGTTGAACAAGCTTCTATCGGTCAAGGTGTATCAATGTTGCCTGTAGGTTTAGAAAGTGGAAATCCGGTTGTGATTGGCGAAGTTTTAATCGCAGCTACATCTCACTTAAAAAAACAAGCAATTACTATTAATAACATTGATGAAGCATTAGATGAAATCGCAGAAAATATCGGACTAGAAGAATTCGGTTCGGATATTTTAACGGAGTTGGGAAAGCGACCTATGACCCGAAACCTAGTCGAAGTAGTGGAAGCGGAAGAGAAACCAGCGGAAGCGTAATAACTTACGACAGAATCGTTATAACTTGTATGTCAACACTTGGTATTACAGATTTGAACGTTATTGAGCAAATGACATTAACAGAATATAACTATCGAATGTATGCGAAAGAGTATGAAATGTTAACCCAAGAATTCGAACGTTACAAACTTGCGTTTGCTATTCGTGACGCGGCAGCTACTAAAAACGTTGGTACAGAAAATAAACCTAAAGAGGAATATGTTTTTAACAACGCAAACGACGTATTGCCTTATGAAGAAAATATCCAACGGCTTAACGAAGGTAAAGATATAAGGTTTAGTAGCGAACGTGATGAATACGAACCACAAAATAATGAATTCTTTAAAGTTATAGCAGAATTTAATAAGCAATAGAAAGAGAGGTGTTAATGTGACGGAATATAAAATTAAAGCGACTATTGAAGCTAGTGTAGCCAAATTCAAAAGGCAAATTGATAGTGCGGTTAAGGCAGTGCAAAAATACAAGCGTACAGCTGATAAGACTAAAGATGTTGAATTAAGTGCTAATGATAAAAAATTACAAAAAACTATCAAGGTTGCTAAGAAGACTTTAGATTCGTTCGGTAATGAAAAAGCAAAAGCTAAATTAGATGCTAAAATAGAAGATCTGAAACAAAAAGTATTAGAAGCAAGTTTTGAATTAAATCAATTAGATTCAAAAGAAGTTACACCAGAAGTTAAGTTAGAAAAACAAAAGTTAATTAAAGATATCATTGAAACAGAAGCTAAGTTATCCGAACTGGAAAAGAAACGTGTCAATATTGACGTCAATGCTGATAACAGTAAATTTAATCGAGTGTTAAAAGTATCTAAAGCTAGTCTTGAAGCGTTAAATAGGTCTAAAGCAAAAGCTGTTATAGACGTGGACAATAGTGTTGCTAACTCTAAAATCAAACGTACTAAAGAAGAGCTTAAGAGTATTCCGAACAAAACTAGATCTCGACTTAATGTAGATACAGGGCTTTCTATACCAACAATCTATGCATTTAAAAAATCTTTAGACGCATTACCAAACAAAAAAACAACGAAGGTAGATGTCGATACTAATGGTTTAAAGAAAGCTTATACCTACATAATAAAAGCAAACGACAATTTCCAAAGACAGATGGGGAATTTAGCTAATATGTTCCGTGTGTTCGGCACTGTAGGTTCTAATATGGTTGGTGGATTATTAACTTCATCTTTTAGTATCTTAATACCTGTAATAGCGAGCGTAGTACCTGTAGTGTTCGCGCTATTAAACGCTATCAAAGTATTAACTGGTGGCGTACTTGCTTTAGGTGGTGCTGTAGCAATAGCGGGAGCTGGATTTGTAGCGTTTGGCGCAATGGCTATCAGCGCTATAAAAATGCTTAACGACGGAACTTTACAAGCTAGTTCGGCAACAAACGAATACAAAAAAGCTTTAGATGGTGTAAAGTCAGCTTGGACTGACATTATAAAACAAAATCAATCAGCTATATTCACATCTTTAGCAAATGGTTTAAACACCGTTAAAACAGCAATGCAGAGCTTACAACCGTTTTTCAGCGGTATTTCAAGAGGAATGGAAGAGGCGTCTCAAAGCGTGCTTAAATGGGCTCAAAACAGCGGTGTAGCATCAAGGTTCTTCAACATGATGAATACAACTGGTGTTTCGGTATTTAACAAACTATTAAGTGCTGCAGGCGGTTTCGGTGACGGATTAGTCAATGTATTCACACAATTAGCACCACTGTTTCAATGGTCGGCTGATTGGTTGGATAGATTAGGTCAATCTTTCTCTAACTGGGCTAATAGTGCAGCTGGAGAAAATTCGATAACTCGATTTATTGAATACACAAAAACAAACTTACCTGTCATTGGTAATATTTTTAAAAATGTGTTCGTTGGAATTAATAATCTAATGAATGCATTCAGCGGATCATCAACTGGAATTTTTCAATCTCTTGAACAAATGACGGCTAAGTTTAGAGAATGGTCTGAACAAGTTGGCCAATCTCAAGGCTTCAAAGACTTTGTCAGTTATGTACAAACAAATGGTCCACTAATAATGCAATTAATTGGAAACATCGCAAGAGGATTAGTTGCATTCGCAACAGCAATGGCTCCTATAGCTAGTGCAGTATTACGCGTTGCAGTAGCAATAACTGGTTGGATAGCTAACTTATTTGAGGCGCATCCAGCTACAGCACAATTAGTCGGTGTCATCATCACTTTAGTTGGTGCATTTAGGTTTTTAATACCGATTATTCTTGCTGTATCTAACTTTATGGGTGGCGGATTAATAGGTAGGATCATTGCATTAGTAAGTAAATTCGGTTTATTAAGAGCGGGATTAACAATTTTAAAAGGTGCGTTCATGTTATTGAAAGGACCATTAAAAATTATATCAGTTATTTTCCAATTGTTATTCGGTAAGATTGGATTAATTAGAAATGCTATCACAGGACTAGTAACTGTTTTTGGTATTCTAGGTGGCCCAATAACAATAGTAATTGGTGTAATCGCTGCATTAATAGCTATATTTGTTTTATTGTGGAACAAAAACGAAGGCTTCAGAAACTTTATTATAAATGCTTGGAATGCGATAAAAACGTTTATGGTTAATGTTTGGAATGTATTAAAAGCTGTAGCTTCGGTTGTATGGAATGCTATTTTAAAAGCTATCACTACAGCAGTAACTAATGTATACACTTTTATAATGATTGTTTGGAATCAAATTGTCGCATATTTACAAGGACTCTGGAACGGTATTATCGCTATTGCAACAACAGTATGGAACCTTTTAGTTACAATCATCACAACTGTTTTCACGACGATAATGACAATAGTTATGACGATATGGACAGCTATTTGGACATTCTTAAGTACAATCTGGAACACGATAATTACAATCGCTACTACGATTTGGAATTTGTTAGTCACTGTAATAACTACTGTGTTTACAACAATCATGACTATCGCAATGACAATTTGGAATGCTATTTGGACGTTCTTACAAACGTTGTGGAACACTATAGTTACTGTGGCAACTAAGGTTTGGAACGCTATCACTACAGCTATATCTGCTGCGTTACAAGCGGCATGGAGTTTTATTTCTAATATATGGAATACGATTTGGAGTTTCTTATCTGGTATATTAACGACGATTTGGAATAAAGTTGTAAGTATATTCACACAAGTTGTATCAACTATATCGGACAAAATGTCTCAAGCTTGGAACTTCATCGTGACTAAAGGTATGCAATGGGTATCTACTATAACAAGTACGCTAATTAACTTTGTTAATAGAGTTGTTCAAGGATTCGTTAATGTTGTAAACAAAGTTAGTCAAGGTATGACAAATGCAGTAAATAAAGTTAAAAGCTTTGTGGATGACTTTGTATCAGCAGGTGCTGATATGATCCGTGGTTTGATGAGAGGTATTGGTAATATGGCTAGAGACTTAGCTGAAAAAGCAGCTAGTGTAGCAAAAGGTGCTTTAAATGCAGCCAAAAGAGCGCTAGGTATTCACTCACCTTCACGTGAATTCATGGATGTTGGTATGTATTCAATGTTAGGTTTCGTTAAAGGTATAGATAATCATTCAAGTAAAGTTATCCGTAATGTTTCTAATGTTGCAGATAAAGTAGTTGATGCATTTCAACCTACATTAAACGCACCTGACATTTCTAGTATTACAGGAAACTTAAGTAATTTAGGTGGAAATATAAATGCGCAAGTACAACACACACATTCTATTGAAACATCACCGAACATGAAAACTGTTAAAGTTGAATTCGATGTCAATAACGATGCGCTTACTAGTATTGTTAACGGCAGAAATGCTAAACGCAATTCTGAGTATTACTTATAAAGGAGGTTACAAATGGACATAGAATTAACAAAAAAAGATGGTACTGTAATCAAATTAAGTGAATACGGGTTTATCGTTAACGATATAGTAATTGATAGCATGCAAATCAACACAAAGTATCAAGACAAAGAAAATATGAACGGTCGCATATTAATGGGGAGCAATTATATCAGTAGAGATATAGTTGTTCCTTGTTTTTGTAAAGTAAAAAATCGTTCAGACATTGCTTATATGCGAGATATGTTGTATTCGTTAACTACTGATATAGAACCAATGTATTTACGAGAAATCAGAAGAAAAGAAGAGTTGAATTACAGGTTTACTCAACCAACTTCTGATGATTACGTGAAATTAGATAAAAACAACTTCCCGGATTATGAATATTCAAGACACGATCAACAAATTTATGTAAATGGTAAACAGTATAAAGTTATTTTTAACGGAGTTATAAACCCTAAACAAAAAGGTAATAAAGTTTCTTTTGAACTAAAATTCGAAACTACAGAATTACCATACGGCGAAAGTATTGGAACAAGCCTAGAGTTAGAAGAAAACAAAAAGGTTGGATTGTGTTCGTTTGATTTTAATATTGATTGGCATGCAGGCGGAGACAAAAGAAAGTATACATTTGAAAATTTGAGCAAAGGTACAGTTTACTATCATGGTAGTGCTCCTAACGACCAATTCAACATGTATAAAAAGATAACAATTATTTTAGGCGAAGATACAGAATCGTTTGTATGGAATTTAACGCATGCTGAAATAATGAAAATTGAGGGGATTAAACTAAAAGCTGGAGACAAAATTGTTTATGATAGCTTTCGAGTTTATAAAAACGGTGTCGAAATAAGCACTGAAACGAACATAGCCCAACCAAAATTTAAATACGGAGCTAATAAATTTGAGTTTAATCAAACAGTTCAAAAAGTTCAGTTTGATTTGAAATTTTATTATAAGTAGGTGTCAGAATGACAATAATTGTAAGACCACCTAAAGGTAATGGCGCACCTGTACCAGTAGAAACAACTTTAGTGAAAAAAGTTAATGCTGACGGTGTATTAACTTTTGATATTCTCGAAAACAAATACACTTATGAAGTTATTAACGCTATAGGGAAAAGATGGATTGTTAGTCATGTCGAAGGTGAAAACGACAAGAAAGAATATGTAATAACTGTCATTGATAGGAAATCAGAAGGCGACAGACAACTGGTTGAATGTACTGCTAGAGAGATTCCCATAGACAAGTTAATGATTGATAGAATTTATGTTAATGTAACAGGATCTTTTACAGTAGAAAGATATTTTAACATTGTGTTTCAAGGTACTGGAATGCTTTTTGAAGTCGAGGGCAAAGTTAAATCTTCAAAGTTTGAAAATGGTGGTGAAGGCGATACAAGGTTAGAAATGTTTAAAAAGGGATTAGAACATTTCGGTTTAGAATATAAAATAACGTATGACAAAAAGAAAGACAGATATAAGTTTGTATTGACGCCTTTTGCAAATCAAAAAGCGTCTTATTTTATTTCTGACGAAGTCAACGCCAACGCTATAAAACTCGAGGAAGATGCAAGTGATTTCGCCACCTTCATTAGAGGATATGGTAATTATTCAGGAGAAGAAACATTCGAACACGCTGGGCTCGTAATGGAAGCTAGAAGTGCATTAGCTGAAATATACGGCGACATCCACGCAGAACCATTTAAAGATGGTAAAGTGACTGACCAAGAAACTATGGATAAAGAATTACAATCGAGATTGAAAAAGTCGTTAAAACAATCTTTGTCTTTGGACTTTTTGGTGTTAAGAGAATCATATCCAGAAGCAGACCCACAACCCGGAGACATAGTACAAATAAAATCTACCAAACTAGGTTTGAATGATTTAGTCCGTATAGTACAAGTTAAAACGATTAGGGGTATAAACAATGTAATTGTTAAGCAAGATGTAACGCTTGGTGAGTTTAATCGAGAACAACGATATATGAAAAAAGTTAATACTGCAGCTAACTATGTTTCTGGATTAAATGATGTTAACCTTTCTAATCCTAGTAAAGCGGCAGAAAACTTGAAGTCTAAAGTAGCGTCAATAGCTAAATCAACACTCGATTTGATGAGTAGAACTGATTTGATTGAAGATAAACAACAGAAGGTAAGCTCTAAAACTGTGACTACATCTGACGGCACTATCGTTCATGATTTTATAGATAAATCAAACATTAAAGATGTAAAAACGATTGGAACGATTGGCGATTCTGTAGCTAGAGGATCACATGCGAAAACTAATTTCACAGAAATGTTAGGCAAGAAGTTAAAAGCTAAAACGACCAACCTTGCAAGAGGTGGTGCAACAATGGCAACAGTTCCAATAGGTAAAGAAGCGGTAGAAAACAGCATTTATAGACAAGCAGAGCAAATAAGAGGAGACCTAATCATATTACAAGGTACAGATGATGACTGGTTACATGGTTATTGGGCAGGCGTACCGATAGGCACTGATAAAACCGACACTAAAACGTTTTACGGCGCCTTTTGTTCTGCAATTGAAGTTATCAGGAAAAATAATCCAGCTTCAAAAATACTTGTAATGACAGCTACTAGGCAATGCCCTATGAGTGGTACAACGATACGCCGTAAAGATACGGACAAAAACAAACTAGGGTTAACTTTAGAGGATTATGTCAATGCTCAGATATTGGCTTGTAGTGAATTGGATGTACCAGTATATGATGCCTATCATACAGATTATTTTAAGCCATATAATCCAGCGTTCAGAAAATCAAGTATGCCAGACGGATTGCATCCGAACGAGAGGGGTCATGAAGTTATTATGTACGAACTTATTAAAAATTATTACCAGTTTTACGGATAGAAAAGGAGGAAGACATGGATAACAAATTAATTACAGACTTAAGTAGAGTTTTCGATTACAGATATGTAGATGAAAACGAGTATAATTTCAAGCTTATTTCAGACATGCTGACTGATTTTAATTTCTCTCTTGAATACCATAGAAATAAAGAGGTGTTTGCACATAATGGAGAGCAAATAAAGTATGAGCATTTAAATGTCACAAGTAGCGTCTCTGATTTTTTAACGTATCTAAACGGCCGTTTCAGCAATATGGTACTAGGTCATAACGGCGACGGTATCAACGAAGTAAAAGACGCGCGTGTTGATAATACTGGTTATGATCATAAGACATTGCAAGATCGTTTGTATCATGATTATTCAACACTAGATGCTTTCACTAAAAAGGTTGAGAAAGCTGTAGATGAAAACTATAAAGAATATCGAGCTACAGAATACCGATTCGAACCAAAAGAGCAAGAACCGGAATTCATCACAGATTTATCGCCATATACTAACGCAGTAATGCAATCATTTTGGGTAGACCCTAGAACGAAAATTATTTATATGACGCAAGCTCGTCCAGGTAATCATTACATGTTATCTAGATTGAAGCCCAACGGACAATTTATTGATAGATTGCTTGTTAAAAACGGCGGTCACGGTACACACAATGCGTATAGATACATTGATGGAGAATTATGGATTTATTCAGCTGTATTGGACAGTAACAAAAACAACAAGTTTGTACGTTTCCAATATAGAACTGGAGAAATAACTTATGGTAATGAAATGCAAGATGTCATGCCGAATATATTTAACGACAGATATACGTCAGCGATTTATAATCCGGTAGAAAATTTAATGATTTTTAGACGTGAATATAAACCCACTGAAAGACAACTTAAGAATTCGTTGAACTTTGTTGAGGTTAGAAGTGCTGACGATATTGATAAAGGTATAGACAAAGTATTGTATCAAATGGATATACCTATGGAATACACTTCAGATACACAACCTATGCAAGGTATCACTTATGATGCAGGTATCTTATATTGGTATACAGGTGATTCGAATACAGCCAACCCTAACTACTTACAAGGTTTCGATATAAAAACAAAAGAATTGTTATTTAAACGACGTATCGATATTGGCGGTGTGAATAATAACTTTAAAGGAGACTTCCAAGAAGCTGAGGGTCTAGATATGTATTACGATCTAGAAACAGGACGCAAAGCGCTTTTAATAGGGGTAACTATTGGACCTGGTAACAACAGACATCACTCAATTTATTCCATCGGCCAAAGAGGTGTTAACCAATTCTTAAAAAACATTGCACCTCAAGTATCGATGACTGATTCAGGCGGACGTGTTAAACCGTTACCAATACAGAACCCAGCATATCTAAGTGATATTACGGAAGTTGGTCATTACTATATCTATACGCAAGACACACAAAATGCGTTAGATTTCCCGTTACCGAAAGCGTTTAGAGATGCAGGTTGGTTCTTTGATGTACTGCCTGGACACTATAATGGTGCTCTAAGACAAGTACTTACCAGAAACAGCACAGGTAGAAATATGCTTAAATTCGAACGTGTCATTGACATTTTCAATAAGAAAAACAACGGAGCATGGAATTTCTGTCCGCAAAACGCCGGTTATTGGGAACATATCCCTAAGAATATTACAAAATTATCAGATTTAAAAATCGTTGGTTTAGATTTCTATATCACTACTGAAGAATCAAAACGATTTACTGATTTTCCTAAAGACTTTAAAGGTATTGCAGGTTGGATATTAGAAGTAAAATCGAATACACCAGGTAACACAACACAAGTATTAAGACGTAATAACTTCCCGTCTGCACATCAATTTTTAGTTAGAAACTTTGGTACTGGTGGCGTTGGTAAATGGAGTTTATTCGAAGGAAAGGTGGTTGAATAATGGTAGTAGATAATTTTTCGAAAGATGATAACTTAATCGAGTTACAAACAACATCACAATATAATCCGGTTATTGGCACAAACATCAGTTTCTATGAATCAGATAGAGGAACTGGTGTTTTAAATTTTGCAGTAACTAAGAATAATAAGCCGTTATCAATCAGCAAACATAATGCGATGACTAGTATTGTGCTTAAGACGGATAACTTCGACGATGAACACGGCGCTTATATTAGTGATGAACTTACAATTGTTGATGCAATTAATGGACGAATGCAATACGTTATCCCAAACGAGTTCTTAAAATACACTGGTCGAGTACATGCGCAAGCATATTTTACTCAAAACGGTAGCAATAACGTAATTGTAGAGCGTCAATTTAGCTTCAATATCGAAAATGATTTAATTAGTAACTTCGACGGCAAAACAAAGTTGGTTTATATCAAATCAATTCAGGACTTAACAGAAAGTGTTAAAGAAGAAGTTGAGGACTTAAAGAAAAGTTTAAGTGATACAAAATCGTTGGTTACTGAAATTGATAGTCGTATTAATCAAGGTATTCAAAGATTAGAAATTAAACAAAATGAAGCGGTACAGATGATTACAACAACACAAGACAAAGCCGTTCAATATATAAATAGCGAGTTCCAGAAAATTGTTGATAAAGAGCAAGCGATTTTTGAACGTGTTAACGAAGTTGAACAACAAATCAATGGCGCTGACCTTGTTAAAGGTAATTCAACAACAAATTGGCAAAAGTCTAAACTTACTGATGATTACGGTAAAGCAATTGAATCGTATGAGCAGTCCATAGATAGCGTTTTAAGCGCAGTTAACACATCTAGGATTATTCATATCACTAGCGCGACAGATGCGCCAGAAAAGACGGATATAGGCACGTTAGAGAAGCCTGGACAAGATGGTGTTGATGACGGTTCTTCGTTCGATGAATCAACTTATACATCAAGCAAATCTGGTGTGTTAGTTGTTTATGTTGTTGATAATAATACTGCTCGTGCAACATGGTACCCAGACGATTCAAACGATGAGTACACAAAATACAAAATCTACGGCACATGGTACCCGTTTTATAAAAAGAATGATGGAAACTTAACTAAGCAATTTGTTGAAGAAACGTCTAACAACGCTTTAAATCAAGCTAAGCAGTATGTAGATGATAAATTCGGAACAACGAGCTGGCAACAACATAAGATGACAGAGGCGAATGGTCAATCAATTCAAGTTAACTTAAATAATGCGCAAGGCGATTTGGGATATTTAACTGCTGGTAATTACTATGCAACAAGAGTGCCGGATTTACCAGGTAGCGTTGAAAGTTATGAGGGTTATTTATCGGTATTCGTTAAAGATGATACAAACAAGCTATTTAACTTCACACCTTATAACTCTAAAAAGATTTACACACGATCAATCACAAACGGCAGACTTGAGCAACAGTGGACAGTTCCTAATGAACATAAATCAACGGTATTGTTCGACGGTGGCGCAAATGGTGTAGGTACAACAATCAATCTAACTGAACCGTACACAAACTATTCTATTTTGTTGGTAAGTGGAACTTATCCAGGTGGCGTTATTGAGGGATTCGGACTAACCGCATTACCTAACGCGATTCAATTGAGTAAAGCGAATGTAGTTGACTCAGACGGCAACGGTGGCGGTATTTATGAGTGCTTACTATCCAAAACAAGTAGCACTACTTTAAGAATAGATAACGATGTGTACTTTGATTTAGGTAAAACATCAGGTTCTGGAGCGAATGCCAACAAAGTTACTATAACTAAAATTATGGGGTGGAAATAATGAAAATCACAGTAAACGATAAAAACGAAGTTATCGGTTTCGTTAATACTGGCGGTTTACGCAATAGTTTAGATGTAGATGATAACAATGTGCCTATTAAATTTAAAGAAGAGTTCGAACCTAGAAAGTTTGTTTTCACTAACGGCGAAATTAAATACAATAGCAATTTTGAAAAAGAAGACGTACCGAATGCATCAAGCCAACAAAGTGAATCAGATTTGAGTGATGAAGAACTTCGCGGAATGGTTGCAAGTATGCAAATGCAGGTGACGCAAGTAAACATTTTGGCGATGGAATTAAAGCAACAAAACGCTATGTTAGCACAACAGTTGACTGAACTAAAAGCTGGTAAAACAAATACAGAGGGGGACGTTTAAATGGAGAAAATTAATATGATTTATCCAACTTTCAAGGACATTAAAACTTTTTATGTGTGGGGTTGCTATAAAAATGACCAAATTAAGTGGTACGTAGACATGGGTGTAATCGACAAAGAAGAATATGCATTGATCACTGGAGAAAAATATCCAGAAACAAAAGATGAAAAGTCACAGGTGTAATGCTTGTGGCTTTTTAATTTAACGCAAAGTAGGTGGCGTAATGTTTGGCTTTACCAAACGACACGAACAAGATTGGCGTTTAACGCGATTAGAAGAAAATGATAAGACTATGTTTGAAAAATTCGACAGAATAGAAGACAGTCTGAGAACGCAAGAAAAAATTTATGACAAGTTAGATAGAAATTTCGAAGAATTAAGGCGCGATAAGATTGAAGATGAAAAAAATAAAAAGAAAAATGCTAAAAACATCAGAGATATCAAGATGTGGATTCTCGGTTTGATAGGGACTATCTTTAGTACGATTGTCATAGCTATACTAAGAACTATTTTTGGTATTTAAAGGAGGTGATTACCATGCTTAAAGGGATTTTAGGATATAGCTTCTGGGCGTGCTTCTGGTTTGGTAAATGTAAATAACAGTTAAGAGTCAGTGCTTCGGCACTGGCTTTTTATTTTGATTGAAATGAGGTGCATACATGGGATTACCTAATCCAAAAAACAGAAAACCTACAGCTAGTGAAGTAGTAGAGTGGGCGTTGTATATCGCTAAAAACAAAATAGCTATTGATGTACCTGGTTCTGGAATGGGAGCACAATGCTGGGATTTGCCTAATTATTTACTCGATAAATATTGGGGATTTAGAACATGGGGAAATGCTGATGCTATGGCTCAGAAATCTAATTATAGAGGTAGAGATTTCAAGATAATTAGAAATACAAAAGACTTTGTACCACAACCAGGCGACTGGGGTGTTTGGACTGGTGGTTGGGCAGGTCATGTGAACATTGTAGTAGGGCCATGCACAAAAGACTATTGGTATGGTGTGGATCAAAACTGGTATACAAATAATGCAACAGGAAGTCCGCCGTATAAAATCAAACACTCTTATCATGATGGACCAGGTGGAGGTGTTAAATATTTTGTTAGACCTCCATATCATCCAGACAAAACTACACCAGCACCTAAACCGGAAGATGATAGTGATGATAACGAAAAAAATAATAAAAAAGTTCCAATTTGGAAAGATGTAACAACTATAAAGTACACAATTTCTAGCCAAGAAGTTAATTATCCAGAATATATTTATCACTTTATAGTAGAGGGTAATCGACGACTCGAAAAACCTAAAGGGATAATGATTAGAAACGCTCAAACAATGAGCTCGGTAGAAAGTTTATATAACAGTAGAAAGAAATATAAGCAAGATGTAGAATATCCACACTTTTATGTTGATAGACATAATATTTGGGCTCCTAGAAGAGCCGTATTTGAAGTTCCTAATGAAGCTGATTATATAGTTATAGACGTATGTGAAGATTATAGTGCGAGTAAAAACGAATTTATTTTTAACGAGATTCACGCAATGGTTGTAGCTGTAGATATGATGATCAAATATGAGATACCTCTAAGTATTGAGAATTTAAAAGTAGACGATAGTATTTGGCGTTCAATGTTGGAACATGTTAATTGGAATATGATTGACAACGGTGTTCCCCCTAAAGATAAATACGAAGCATTAGAAAAAGCATTACTTAATATATTTAAAAACAGAGAAAAATTATTAAATTCTATAACTAAACCAACAGTAACAAAATCTAGAATAAAAGTTATGGTAGATAATAAAAACGCTGATATAGCGAATGTAAGAGACTCATCACCAACAGCTAATAATGGCTCGGCATCTAAACAACCGCAGATCATAACAGAAACGAGTCCTTATACATTCAAACAAGCACTGGATAAACAAATGGCAAGAGGTAACCCGAAAAAATCTAATGCTTGGGGTTGGGCTAACGCTACACGAGCACAAACGAGCTCGGCAATGAATGTTAAACGAATATGGGAAAGTAACACACAGTGCTACCAAATGCTTAATTTAGGCAAGTATCAAGGTGTTTCAGTTAGCGCACTTAATAAGATACTTAAAGGTAAGGGAACATTGAATAATCAAGGTAAAGCGTTCGCAGAAGCTTGTAAAAAACACAACATTAATGAAATTTATTTAATCGCGCATGCTTTCTTAGAAAGTGGATATGGAACAAGTAACTTCGCTAACGGAAAAGATGGAGTATACAACTACTTCGGCATTGGCGCTTACGACAACAATCCTAACTACGCAATGACGTTTGCAAGGAATAAAGGTTGGACATCTCCAGCAAAAGCAATCATGGGCGGTGCTAGCTTCGTAAGAAAGGATTACATCAATAAAGGTCAAAACACATTGTACCGAATTAGATGGAATCCTAAGAATCCAGCTACCCACCAATACGCTACTGCTATAGAGTGGTGCCAACATCAAGCAAGTACAATCGCTAAGTTATATAAACAAATCGGCTTAAAAGGTATCTACTTCACAAGGGATAAATATAAATAAAGAGGTGTGTAAATGTACAAAATAAAAGATGTTGAAACGAGAATAAAAAATGATGGTGTTGACTTAGGTGACATTGGCTGTCGATTTTACACTGAAGATGAAAATACAGCATCTATAAGAATAGGTATCAATGACAAACAAGGTCGTATCGATCTAAAAGCACATGGCTTAACACCTAGATTACATTTGTTTATGGAAGATGGCTCTATATTCAAAAATGAGCCCCTTATTATCGACGATGTTGTAAAAGGGTTCCTTACCTATAAGATACCTAAAAAGGTTATCAAACACGCTGGTTATGTTCGCTGTAAGCTGTTTTTAGAGAAAGAAGAAGAAAAAATACATGTCGCAAACTTTTCTTTCAATATCGTTGATAGTGGTATTGAATCTACTGTAGCAAAAGAAATCGATGTTAAATTGGTAGATGATGCTATTACGAGAATTTTAAAAGATAACGCGACAGATTTATTGAGCAAAGACTTTAAAGAGAAAATAGATAAAGATGTCATTTCTTACATCGAAAAGAATGAAAGTAGATTTAAAGGTGCGAAAGGTGATAAAGGCGAACCGGGACAACCTGGTGCGAAAGGTGATACAGGTAAAAAGGGAGAACAAGGCACACCCGGTAAAAACGGTACTGTAGTATCAATCAATCCTGACACTAAAATGTGGCAAATTGATGGTAAAGATACAGATATCAAAGCAGAACCTGAGTTATTGGACAAAATCAATATCGCAAATGTTGAAGGGTTAGAAAATAAATTGCAAGAAGTTGAAAAAATCAAAGATACAACTCTCAACGACTCTAAAACGTATACGGATTCAAAAATTGCTGAACTAGTTGATAGCGCGCCTGAATCTATGAATACATTAAGAGAATTAGCAGAAGCAATACAAAACAACTCTATTTCAGAAAGTGTATTGCAACAGATTGGCTCAAAAGTTAGTACAGAAGATTTTGAGAAATTCAAACAAACACTAAATGATTTATATGCTCCAAAAAATCATAATCATGACGAGCGGTATGTTTTGTCATCTCAAGCTTTTACTAAACAACAAGCGGATAATTTATATCAACTAAAAAGCGCATCTCAACCGACGGTTAAAATTTGGACAGGAACAGAAAATGAATATAACTATATATATCAAAAAGACCCTAATACACTTTACTTAATTAAGGGGTGATTTTATGGAAGGTAATTTTAAAAATGTAAAGAAGCTTATTTACGAAGGCGAAGAATATACAAAAGTATATGCTGAAAATATCCAAGTATGGAAAAAGCCTTCATCTTTTGTAATAAAACCCTTACCTAAAAATAAATATCCGGATAGCATAGAAGAATCAACAGCAAAATGGACAATAAACGGAGTTGAACCTAATAAAAGTTATCAGGTGACAATAGAAAATGTACGTAGCGGTATAATGAGGATTTCGCAAACTAATTTAGGGTCAAGTGAATTAGGAATATCAGGAGTCAATAGCGGAGTTGCAAGTAAAAATATCAACTTTAGTAATCCTTCAGGGACGTTGTATGTCACTATAAGTGATGTTTATTCAGAATCTCCGACATTGACCATTGAATAATTTTAAACGACTAATTTTTAGTCGTTTTTTTATTTTGGATAAAAGGAGCAAACAAATGGATATTAACTGGAAATTGAGATTCAAAAACAAAGCAGTACTAACTGGTTTAGTTGGAGCATTGTTGCTATTTATCAAGCAAGTCACGGATTTATTCGGATTAGATTTATCTACTCAATTAAATCAAGCTAGCGCAATTATAGGCGCTATCCTCACGTTACTTACAGGTATTGGCGTTATTACTGACCCAACGTCAAAAGGCGTCTCAGATTCATCTATAGCACAGACATATCAAGCGCCTAGAGATAGCAATAAAGAAGAACAACAAGTTACGTGGAAATCATCACAAGACAGCAGTTTAACGCCGGAATTAAGCACGAAAGCACCAAAAGAATATGATACATCACAACCTTTCACAGACGCCTCTAACGATGTTGGCTTTGATGTGAATGAGTATCATCATGGAGGTGGCGACAATGCAAGCAAAATTAACTAAAAAAGAGTTTATAGAGTGGTTGAAAACTTCTGAGGGAAAACAATTCAATGTGGACTTATGGTATGGATTTCAATGCTTTGATTATGCCAATGCTGGTTGGAAAGTTTTGTTCGGATTACTTCTAAAAGGTTTAGGTGCAAAAGATATACCATTTGCAAACAATTTCGATGGACTAGCTACTGTATACCAAAATACACCGGACTTTTTGGCACAACCCGGCGACATGGTTGTGTTCGGTAGTAATTACGGTGCAGGATACGGACACGTAGCATGGGTAATTGATGCAACTTTAGATTATATCATTGTATATGAGCAGAATTGGCTAGGCGGTGGCTGGACTGACGGAATCGAACAACCCGGCTGGGGTTGGGAAAAAGTTACAAGACGACAACATGCTTACGATTTCCCTATGTGGTTTATCCGCCCGAACTTCAAAAGCGAAATAACACCACGATCAGTTCAATCTCCTACACAAGCACCTAAAAAAGAAACAGCAATTCCACAACCTAAAGCGGTAGAACTTAAAATTATCAAGGATGTGGTTAAAGGTTATGACCTTCCTAAACGTGGTGGTAATCCTAAAGGTATTGTCATTCATAATGACGCAGGAAGCAAAGGGGCGACAGCGGAAGCTTATCGCAACGGATTAGTTAACGCGCCTTTATCGAGATTAGAGGCAGGTATTGCACATAGTTATGTATCAGGTAACACAGTGTGGCAAGCTTTAGATGAATCACAAGTAGGTTGGCATACTGCTAACCAATTAGGCAATAAATATTATTACGGTATTGAAGTGTGTCAATCAATGGGCGCAGATAACGCGACATTCTTAAAAAATGAACAGGCAACTTTCCAAGAATGTGCTAGGTTATTAAAAAAGTGGGAATTACCAGCAAACAGAAATACAATCAGATTGCACAATGAATTTACTTCAACATCATGCCCTCATAGAAGTTCGGTTTTACACACTGGTTTTGACCCAGTAACTCGCGGTCTATTGCCAGAAGACAAGCGGTTGCAACTTAAAGACTACTTTATCAAGCAGATTAGGGCGTACATGGATGGTAAAATACCGGTTGCCACTGTCTCTAATGAGTCAAGCGCTTCAAGTAATACAGTTAAACCAGTTGCGAGTGCATGGAAACGTAATAAATATGGTACTTACTACATGGAAGAAAGTGCTAGATTCACAAACGGCAATCAACCAATCACAGTAAGAAAAGTGGGGCCATTCTTATCTTGTCCAGTGGGTTATCAGTTCCAACCTGGTGGGTATTGTGATTATACAGAAGTGATGTTACAAGATGGTCATGTTTGGGTAGGATATACATGGGAGGGGCAACGTTATTACTTGCCTATTAGAACATGGAATGGTTCTGCCCCACCTAATCAGATATTAGGTGACTTATGGGGAGAAATCAGTTAGAATGACATAGTCATATCTATTTAAGCAGGTGCGTTACACACCTGCTTTCTATTTACATTTAAAGATAGAATGTGCTATTATTTTACTAGAACTTTTTAACATTTCTCTCAAGATTTAAATGTAGATAACAGGCAGGTACTACGGTACTTGCCTATTTTTTTATGTTATAATGTAATTACATTACCAGTAACCAATCTGGCTTAAAACCACATTTCCGGTAGTCAATCCGGCTATGCATAGGACTTACTTGCGTAAAGCAGTAAGAAGCTGACTGCATATTTAAACCACCCATACTAGTTACTGGGTGGTTTTTGGGAACAAAAAAATAGTTTACAATCATTATTAGTAAGTATATAATTTTCTAGATCGATAATTTAGGAGAAATTTATATGGAAACTAAAGATTTATCATTAAAAATAGATGCAACAAAAATAGAAGTTGCAGGAATTAAAAATAAATTCACAGCTCAATGTAAACTTGCATATTCATTTATAGCTACGATAGCAACTATATTTGCAACTATATATTCAGACGGGAAACAGTTAGTTATTTTTTCTATGTTACTTTTCGTCTTTCCAAGTTTCATTGAATCATTCGGAATTGCCAATGAAAATAAGGTTATAACTGCAATAGTTAAAATCTATAAATATATTTTTTTTATTGTTTCTTTATTTCTATTCATTATTTTTGTTTGGTATTTTTACGATAAGCAAGATGCGTATAATTATACAAAAGTTATAGGCGATATATTATTAATAGTCAGTATTTTTATTAATTTAGTGTATTCTTTGATTTCTTATTTGAACTTACGCTACAATATAAATGAACATATTGCTTTAGCTGCAGTAGAGCAAAGTACGTTAGAAAAACAAAAAGAAAGATTGCACTTTCAAGATAATATTAAAAAAGCACATAAAAAAGTATATCGTGAATTTGTTAGTAAACAAAATAAAGATAAAAAGGGGAAGGATAAATGATGTTTATAACTGGAATAGTGATATCGTTAGTTGTAATCTTGATAGCTTCATATTTTTCCTTTGTTTTAACAACATTAATTATAAGCGAAGATTTTAGTGACCGAGTTACTTTAAAAGTAGCATTTATCTTACCAATAATATTAATATCCCTATCCATTCGTGCATGTTTAGAAAACCTAAGGAGTAATAAACAACTTGCTAAAACAGCATTTAAAATGGCTACTACACAATATCCTTCAGTGGTAACAATGTTCATAGGTATGGTTAAAGACCATCAAGCACAAGTCCACTGTTTTGGTGAATCTACCTATACCTATAACCAAAATAAAGAAAACCTAATATTAAAAAAAGACATAAATAAGTCATGGTTAAATTCATTAAAGAATTTGAAGTCACTTATTAAATCAGAAGGATTTAAAAAGAATTTTTTAAATAACTTAGCTGAAGCTTAAGTTCTCGTATTACCTTCGATGATTATGAATTTTGCTCAGCATGTAAAACCACACCACCTATTAATTTAGGAGTGTGGTTATTTTAATATGCGAAGCTAAAATAACTACATATGATACCATTTTTGATACCAAAAAATAATAACCTCAAAATTTCGAGAGAAATAACTTCATTTTAAATCGCATTAAATCAACGTTTCTATAAAAATAAGTCCTTAAAAATTAGTTTTTTCAATCGAAATGGAAGGTAGTATTGGATAGCTTTAAACCGCGTTGTTAAGCTATTCATAACTACCGAAAATGGTTATTGATACCATTTTGATACTGAATATAACAAAAAGCCACATTTATGTGGCTTTTTTGGTTTTATAACTAAATCGGATTGATAGATAAGCTTTGTACTTATTTATCAGTTCGATTTTTTGATTGATGTAAAAAATCATTGATGGTGGATAAAGCGACAACACAAATACAACATGATTGTGGCATTAGAGTGATGGTCTTTATTAAATTAATTGAAAACTACATCAAATATTCTTTAAAGATAATTCGATAATAGTTCGATTAAGTTTCGATGTATAAGTGAGTTAAAATAAGAAAACTATTAATAATATTAAGTTCACTACAGATGTTGCTAATGGACCGTAAGTTTTAAAGACATCTTTACTTTTATAACCAACAATCGCATCTAAAAATTGAACTAAAATCATTGCAATGGATATAGTTATCAAAAATATAGCACTATGAATGACTAAAGAAAAAACAGCTAATAAAAATAAAGGTAAGCTTCGACTAAGTGCATAATAAGCATTTATATTATGGCTAGATGCACATGCTCGAATTGAATAACCTAAACTTACACTGGCACTAATGATTGTAAATATTGCTAAAACAAAATACATGTTAATCCTTCTTTCTTTATCGAGAATTTTAAATAAGTTTACTTAAAAGTAAAATTCATACTGTCTTCAATAATCATCTCTAGTATAACTTTATTCAAAGTTAATGACTATCATGTGGATTCTTTTTAAATAATTCCACAAGTTTTTATACTACATTCAGATTAAAGCACTAAACCTCGTCATATTAGAATCTTTTGTAAAAGGCATTTTAGTTACTATTAATAAAAGTATTATATATAATGAATTTTATATGGTTTATTAAACTAGAACGTCGGGAATTAAGTAACTACAACAAAAATAAGATATGACAATAAGGAGACGACACACGTGATCATTGCCATAATTATATTGATATTTATTTCGTTTTTCTTTTCAGGAAGTGAGACTGCATTAACAGCTGCAAATAAAACCAAATTTAAAACAGAAGCTGACAAAGGTGATAAAAAAGCGAAAGGCATAGTAAGGTTACTAGAAAAACCAAGTGAGTTCATTACAACAATTTTAATAGGGAATAATGTCGCAAATATATTGCTACCAACACTTGTAACTATTATGGCATTACGCTGGGGCATCAGTGTTGGAATTGCATCAGCTGTCTTAACTGTTATTATCATTTTGATTTCTGAAGTGATTCCAAAGTCTGTAGCAGCAACATTTCCGGACAAAATAACGAGACTTGTATATCCGGTTATCAATATTTGTGTGTTTGTATTTCGTCCAATTACACTACTTTTAAATAAATTAACAGACAGTATTAATCGAAGTTTATCAAAAGGACAACCACAAGAGCATCAATTCTCTAAAGAAGAGTTTAAAACGATGTTAGCAATTGCAGGGCACGAAGGTGCTTTAAATGAAATTGAGACAAATAGACTAAAAGGTGTTATTAATTTTGAAAATTTAAAAGTTAAAGATGTCGACACAACACCAAGAGTTAATGTGACTGCATTTGCATCAAATGCGACATATGAAGAAGTTTATGAAACGGTTATGAATAAACCTTACACAAGATATCCGGTGTATGAAGGTGATATAGATAACATCATTGGCGTGTTTCATTCTAAATATTTATTAGCTTGGAGTAATAATAAAGAAAATCAAATTACAAACTATTCAGCTAAACCATTATTTGTGAATGAACATAACAAAGCGGAGTGGGTATTACGTAAGATGACAATTTCTAGAAAACATTTAGCTATTGTATTAGACGAATTTGGTGGAACTGAAGCGATTGTGTCACATGAGGATTTAATTGAAGAATTGTTAGGTATGGAAATTGAGGACGAGATGGATAAAAAAGAAAAAGAAAAACTTTCTCGACAACAAATACAATACCAACAGCGAAAAAAACGTAACATTTCAATCTAA